TATACTACTTATGTATATCGCCATTCATTATGAACAAAAACTTACAAAGAATCTGTGTAGCTGTTGATGTAGACGAATATGAAGAGCTAAAAAAATTTTCAAAATCTGGTTTATCTACAGGATTTTTAATCAGAGAAGCTATACATGATTTATTAGTAAAACTTAGAAAAGATTAACTTAGTTGATCTGGATAATCATTTAACATATATTCTTTATTCATATCCCTTGCCATTGCACCTAATAATTTACTTAGTTCATCACAAGGTTTAGGATTTACCATTGATGCCAATAAAAGAATACATAATTCTTTTTTTTGGTATTCTTGCAATTCTGAATCTATTTCTAAAAATAGTGCAGCTACTTTTTTGTCAATCATTTTGATTCTCCATTTTTGAATACTTACCTTTTTCTATAAACCAATCAAATTTATCTACCATCTTTTTACAATTCTGGCATTGTAATGCTGACCATGATAAGTGATATATCTGACCTAAAGAATTACACTCAGGGCATTTTATTACTGCACCTGAGTATCTTTTACATCTTGAGTATCTTGTTATTGGTACAAATACAGTCATAATTAATTACCAATTAAAAGGATTTCCTCTACCATGAGATTGTCTTTTGCTTTCTAAGGCTTTTCTATCTCTTTCTTCTGGTGTGATGATATATTCTGCATCACTGTATGGACTATCTCCATCAGGTGTAGGATCATAATCTTCATAAGGACTAATATAATTATCAAAAAGACCACCTTCTTCACCCCACCACTCATCTATTAAATCTTTATCATCAGGTAATGATCTGGCATATTCATCTTCAGAATGATCTTTGCAATAAAGAAAAAACCACTCTTGAAAATCTCCTATAAGTTCTTCATATACAAAGTTATCTTCAGCTAATTTAAAAGCATGATCTTTGCAAAGTTCTTCAAATTCCCATGCTAAATGGACTCTATCCATTTCTTCCATAACTTGATCTGGTAATGGGTTATCAATCATTATTCCTTCTCCTCGATAATGTCATAAATTTCGCCAACTTCCCAACTATCATCAGCAGGTTGTTCGCCATTGTCAGTAATAACGTAAAAGTGATTTATACCACTTTTTAATTTTTCTCTAGCTTCCTCTTCAGAGTCAGCTTCAACACAAATAATTCCTGTTTGTGTAACAGTAAATTGGTAATCAGCCATTACTCCCACTCCACATAATATGTTTCACTTGGTGCAGAAATTTCATAAAAATCTCCATCTTCATCAACATCACAGTATTCATCTTTAAATTCTTTAGAAAGTTCTTCTAAATTATTTATACATTGTTGAGGAATCATATCAGCTTCCTCTACTAAATCATCTAAACTAATAGTGGCTTCATTTTGATGGCTTAAACTGTTGACAATTAAATCAACAGCACTTTGCCAATCTTCTTTGTAATCTGCATACTTCCAATCAAGGAAAGCTGCTCTATCGAGCAAAAGTCTTTGTTTTTTCATATTAATTTTGTAATTTGGAAAGTACTGGACTTACACCTAAGTTGCCAGTTAATTAATTAGTGATTCTCATGAGAATTTCTCATAACTTTCTAAGTTCCTTTTTTAATTTTGTAATTTCAGAAAATAATTTAATTTTTTCTCCTATTGGTAATTTTTCTATTTCTTTCATTGATGTTTCTATTTGATACTCTACTTGAGCTTTATATTCAGCTAACTTATTAGCTTTATCAATACTAGGTATAGATAGCTCATTATAAATCTTGTCATACCATCTATAAGCAGTAGCCTGACTAATTTTAAAGTGAGCAGTAAAATATTTTATACACTCACTTTTTCTTTTTTCATCATAAATAAATTCTTGAGCTAACTCTTTAGCTTCTTCTTTATTTTCCTCCCAATTATCTGTAGGTAACATTATTGATTCTCCTCTAATAGTTTCTTTTCTTCTTCAGTTAAACACTCATAATGAACCCTATATGCACCATCAGAAAAGTTTTTATTTTCATCAAAAACATCATAGGCAGTAACATCTTCATCACAGTACATTTTTTCA